TAAAGTCATCTACGCCGAGTACAGCCATTTTACATTACCTCCTTAAACCGTGCCAACGACTTCTTCAAAGTCGACACCTGTTCTTACAGCTACGAAATTCAGAGTAACGTAGTTGATTGAACGTGCCGGCTTAATGAAGACGTTTGCGATGAACTCATTGCGATCTACAACGGCGCCGGTATTATTGGTTTCATCACAGATAACTCTAAAGTCTGTAATACCACGTCTACCCTTTACTTCACGAAGAACTGGTTCAACAATGTTGACAAATTCTGCACGAGTAAACTCGTCGTTAAATTCGAACATAACCTGCTCTGCTGCTCTACCAATTGCTCTTTCAAGAATGAGGAACAATCTACGTACGTTAATACGGTCGAATGCAGATGGTCTGTTAAGTTTTGTCTTATCACCAAAGAGGAGTACACCTTGACCAGGAATATTAGCAATTGGGTTAATACCTGACTTATAAAGTGTATCACGCTGAATCTTTGTTGGAGAATAAGCAATTGCTGTAATTCCAAGATATTGACCTCTACGTGATCCTGCTGGTGAGAACCATGGCGCTCTATTTAAGTCTGTTGCGGCCATGATACCTGCTGTAGATGATGCTGCCGGGATATTAATGTATTCATCATTATATTTATCATACACTTTAAGGAAGTTGTTGTCAACTACCAAATATGATGAATTAGTAAATGCATCAACTGTTGTTACTGTATTTGATACAATTGTGGCAGCATTTGTAAGATTAACAACTGCTGTTCTATTTGGACTTGCTGTCACTACACAATCTTTACGAAGTGATTGAGCAGTTGCAACCAAATCGTTAACAACTGTAGCTTGATCTTCGGCTGAATTCATTGAAGGTGCAATCAAGAAATCTACTTCTACTTGATCTTTATCTTCAAACAAATCAAATCCTGAAAGAAACTCAGCTGTTCCAAATGCTCCAGAGTTTGCACCGTTTGAGAATGTGTAGTCTGTGCCAGTAACAATACCTGCGTTAAATGTTTTGAAGTTAACAGCTGCAGTACCTGCATTAGCTGCTCCATATACTGTATCAAATCCAATCATTTTGATGTAGTCAGAACGTGCGTTAATTACGTCAACAGCATAGTTAGTTGTTCCATCAGTATTCTTTGCATTTGTTGCAACTGAAACAAAAGGATATGTTTCAAGTACTGTACCTCTAGCACCTGAGAATTCTCCATCCGAATCGATGATAGCAATATGTACTTCATCACTAGTAGCACCAATAGCTGATGCAAAATCAGATGTACTTGGTGCAAAATCAAATGCACCGGCGTAATTCCATGCATTAAATGCTGCAACACTTGGAGGGCAAATAGAAACTTTAAGTCCGTTTCCTAGTGCTCCAGGATATTTTGCAATCATAGTTTGGCTGCTAGAATTAAGTGCAGCAGATTGTGCGTTAAAATCTGTTTCGTTATTAACGGTAATATCGCCTAGACTTCCATCAGAGTCTGCGGCTGTTTGACCGATAATTGAACGTGCGTTAAGAGCATCACTATCTGCTTCGCGAACTACCTGCAGTGAGCCGGAGTAACGAAGGAAATAAGATGCAGAATGAAAGTCGATAGACGTTGTAGTGTCAGGAGTAGCAAAGGTGTTAACAAGAGATGCCTCTGTGTCAACAAGAACTCTTTGCGCAACTGGACCCCAACGAAAGTTCCCTACGATTGCGCCAGTAGTTGACTGTACGTTTGGAACGCCACCAGTCAGATCTATTTCTTTGACGACAACCGCTGGGGATGCAGACGGTGTTGAAAGTGCCATTTTTATCTTCCCTATTAAAAATTATATGGTTCCATAATACGATTAGTCAACTTATCATTATTTATAATATTACAAATCTCTGTCAAACATAGTATCGACATCACCTCTATTTGGATCAAATTCTTTAATTTGCCAATGATCTTTTTCGTTATTTTCTAAAACTTCTATATGATCGGACCCGTCATCAATATATCCAAATGGAATCAAATCATCATCAATTTGTTTCATTTGTTGATTAAATAGCATTTCTTTTAGATTAATATCAGTCATATCACTGAAAAACTGGGTTGAAACAAAATAGCCAAACATAACTAAATTCATCATAAGATCATCATGATTTCCATCTGAAGCTTCATATGATTGTCCTCTTGCCTCAAATGTAGAGATCTCAAGAATAGTCGCTTCATCAATAATATTAAGCTTACCTTCTTCTAAAATATCTTTAATAGCAGAACAACCAAGTCTTTTTGATCTTCGTGTCATTTCAATGCCGATTGCATTTGCTTTTACGGCAGATTCAACATGTACGTTTTCATATTCTAGATCATGATATAAGCCATTGCATACCACAGTACCTTGATCATTTGATTCAATAACTACGTAAGCTTCATTGTAGGATTTTGCATACTTATATATAATATTAGGGAAGAGTAAGGGAGAGATAGTGTTGTTGCGATACACAGCTACCTGCTCAAAAGGCCGAACGCTTATATCGATTACTGTAAAAGTAGAATAATCCTGTCCTCTTCCCTTACTTACGTCAACTGTCATAACATATTGATGATTTTTAATTGGCTCTGCGTAAATTTTAAGATCACTACCTTCTAACATTCGAATATATGGTTGAGCTCTAAATCCTAAGAGAGTCTCTGCTTTAATGAGTGTATCACCAGTGCCAAAGAATGTATTACCAAATTCTTGATCAAATTGCAGTTGGCTTGTATTGGAAATTGTTTCAATTTTCCAGTTTTCATCTCGTCCCGGTACATCCCACCAATCAACTCTAAATGATTTAAACTGATTTACTAATTGTACAGCACCTTCCCAAATCTTATGAAATTGATTACCGATGCCGTTTGCTGTTGAAGTAATAATAACTTTTGTGTCTTTACCAGCTGACACAACAGGATATGTTGATGTGTAAAACTCAGCAGCTCTTTCTACAAACGCAAACTCATCTAAGTAGAGAAGGTTGACAGACATACCCCGTATAGAGCTGCCAGAAGTAGCAGCAGCGATAATGCGTGAGTTATTGCTAAACTCCAATGAACCTTTATTAAGTGCTTTTGAACCCGGTTGTAAAAAGAACGGAATGTTTTCCAGCATAAGCGTGATACGAGATAACATTTCCCGAGCAGTTGCCCCTTTATTCGCAAGAATCGCAATTGTTTTTTCCGAATGAAAGAGCGCGAACCACAGGAGGTACGCACAGGCCGAGATGGATTTTCCAGACTGGCGGCAAGCAAGAACGATTGAGAAACGATTGTCATTAAAATGCCCGAACATTTCTTTTTGATATGGATATAGTTTAAATGGCACTAGTCCAAGATCAAGTGAAATAACTTTTACGTAATTTTCTGCAAAGTATACTGGATCCAGCATACATTTTTTATATTCCAGTAAAAGTTCTGGTGACCAAACCTCAAGTACACCGTCCCTTTTTACATTAGGATTTCCTAAATAGGATTCATTCATAATTATTCTTTTTCAGGTGTCACGTCAATTAAAGTATCTGCATTATGCATCATCTTTTGTAAATCTGATGTAGTGAGATATAAGTTGTTTGTAGTGCCACTTACCTGCTTTGGCTCATCCTTCTTATTAATATCGATTTGTTTCTTGTTTAAATCCATAAGTTTATCATTCACATCTGATATATTCTTAATCATGCCAGATAGAACTTCATATGCTCGAGGATGCTCACTTTCACGCGCAACCTCAATCATCATTTCTAAACTTTCGCGTCCTTTTTCAATTAGATCGTAGTAAGTTTGTCGAGAGTAATCATAGTCAGTATTAATATTTTTGTTTTCATTTTCACTCATTTTTAGAATGGATTACTAGAATCCACCTCCACCACCACTAGAATTTACTACTGCACCCAATGTAGATACTACTAAATAATCACCATTACCATCAAGAACAGCCAAACAAGGAGATCCTGCATCGCCATCTTGTACATAGATAAGTTCTCCTTCAGTTCCACCTGATGGCAATGTTGCAACTGTGTATATATCAAGAGGGATTCTTCCTACTCTTGATTGAACATACGCATCATTTACATCATTAGTAATAATAGCAGAAACATTTGCAGAATCCAAACCGCCACTAGCAGCAGCTGGTATATTAAGCAAGTCGTTATAATCGCCTGATGTAGCAACTGTAGCTAAAATAGGAATTCCAGCTAAATCAGTATAATCACCAGTTGTTGCCACTGTAGCAAAATTAGGTGTACCTGATAAATCACTATAAGCACCCGAAGTAGCTACAGTAGCATATGTCGGTGTACCGGTAAGATCTCCGTATGCGCCACTAAACAGAGCAGGTGCGCCTAATAAATCTGAATACGCGCCAGACGTTGCCACTGTTGCTAGCGTTGGTGTATTAGATAAATCGGTATATGAACCAGAAGTTGCTACTGTTGCTAATGCTGGTGTATTTGATAAATCGGTATATGAACCAGAAGTTGCCACTGCTGCAAGAGCGGGATTACCAGATAAATCAGAATATAAACCAGACGTGGCTACCGTCGCTAGCGCAGGGCTACCTGACAAATCAGAGTACGCACCTGAAGTAGCAACAGTTGCAAGAACAGGAGCTCCCGTTAAAGAACTATATGCATAATCTTGGTGTGCTTGAATGTAAGCAGTGTTAATAACATTTTGGATTCCTGCTGAATCAGGTATACTGTTTTGTAGAAACGTGAAGTTACCGTCCATCTCAGCATAACTGAGTCTAGCACCTTTCGTTAATCTAAGAGTAAGTGGCATTTTTTTCTCCTATAAGATTAAGCACTATCAAATGCTAAATCGATTTCTGTACTGAATCCAAAGTCACTATCTGGCGATCCTATAATAGAAAGTGGATCTGGATTAACTGTAATAGTTTCTAATAATACATCCGAATCTTGGCCTGCGCCACTATTCATAAAATACAAATCTGCAATAGACTTCCGAATAACTTTTCCGTCTCCAATTGGTCCAAAGAAACTAATCTTCATTTCAAATTCTAATGAATATACGATTGTCCTTCGTTGTTCCATCGGGGATTCGAAATCATCGGAAAACGTAACTCCTTGAATTACAATTGGAATATCTTCTTTAAAATCTGGATACTCTTCAACAAATGGTTTAATAGTTAAAGTATACTGTGGATTAAATGTAGGAAGAATTTGTTCTACAATTTGTAAAGCGTCATCCTGACTTTTAGCATATATATTTAATTGAAAATTAATATTATATGGTACAGGCGAATAGAATTTTTGTCTAGTCTGAGGAGTTTGTCCTAAACTTTTAAAATTACTTACCTTTGTTAATTGTCTAGTAAGATCATAAGTAATATTAGTAATTTCAAATGACATGCGTGGAAGCTTAATTGCAACCTGAGTGTTGTCTTCTAAGTCCGGATTTTGCCTAATTCTCTCTAAATACTTTTGCCTTGGTGCATATGCCAACGGTACTTTTAATTGATTGAGTACACCTCCAGAAGCATTTTTACGAATCACATATATGTTATTAAATAGTCTTCCAAATATGGAAACTGATTTACGTATTTTCTCATGATAGAAATAAGTACCAAACATTATTGATTCTCCGGATCACCAAATGGATTATCTTCACTGAAGTCGATAAAGTTGTCGATATAGTTAGTTGTAAACACATCATTCTGTTCAGTTGCAGATAGATTATTTAGTTCGGTCACACTACTTACTTTTAATCCATTCATAGAAATTGGTGTTTCAGAGATATTTATTAGATCTAAACCAGTAAGGAAGGTATGATGTTTTCCATCATTTGCACCAACGTGTGTAAGATAGAAGCATCTTCCTGGGTCACCAGCTGAATCTAATGTATACCTTACAATTTCGCCTGTAATAATAGTTCCATCAGAGAATGTCTGTCTAACAGTATCACCTATTTGATAACTACTATCAATTGAACTACCGCCCACAAATTGTAATATTGGAGCTGATTGATATCCAGAACCTCCAGAAGTAATGGTCACTCCTGTTACTGCACCTGTTGCAGGATCAATGATTGTTGTTGCAGTAGCAGAATCTGTAGGATCCCCGCCAATAAAGTTGACCGCAGGAGGATAAGTATAATATGTACCACCATTTGAAATTGCGGTTGTTAATACAGAGCCTTCTCCTATAGTTACTACAGTTGTAGGTTTTTTAGGAGCAATTGTACATACTTTATACTGATATGAATAATCTTTTTCAACATTTTGAATACCTTGAATGCCAGTATCAAAGTCTTCATTATTGTATTCAAAGAGAGTACAACGCATTTTATAAACCGGTAAATTTTCAATTTGATAAAACGGCTGTTCATGTTCAACATGTTGAATTTGAAATATTTTATTTGTGAGAGGAATATAAATGAGATCGCCTTCAAGTGGCCTATCAGACTGAATTGCATTTGCAGTTCTCATTACTTGTGTTTTAAATCTTTGTTTTGAAACTACAAGTGTTACCTCGTCTCTAATCTCTACTCCAAATCTTGTAAACAAATCACCTTCACCATCAAAACCTTCAATATTTTCAATATACATTTCAATTTTATGTGATGATGGAAAACGAGATGATACATCATCGCCGAGTAGCATGTCTTCATTAACTAATTCTCTTGGAAGATAATACAAATCTTGTCCATAGATCTTAAGAGCCTCAATTACGAGGCTCTCATAAAGCTCCATTTCAGATCTAATTTTCTCTGAGAAATATAAATTGCGAGCCATATTATTATCCTACGAAAAAATCTGCAGGGAATTCCCACTCTTCTCTAATTTTTTCTCTTAATCTATCAATTTCTGAAGTAGCATCATCATATATTTGTCTACCATTAAATGTGACACCACCTGGAAGCTGTAAGCCCTCAAACTTCATAAGGTTAGCACCCCATTGTTGTTTAATTAAAGCTGTAGCATATTCTTTTAGCCATAAATCATTCCAAACCTGAGTGCTCTCAAGTCCTGTATCAAGCAAAGTGTATACTTCTGCTATAATATATTCACCTGCTTTAATATCTTTATCAGCAAACTCACCAAAAATATAGAGTTTATCTTCATGTCTAGACCAAGAGACTTGTGGAGTACCGTTTAGTTTCATATCAAGAATAGACAAATACTGTTGCATTTGCTCATAATAAGCAAGATCACCTGCAAAATTTTGTAGGTCAGCAATATCGTTAAGCATCATCTGATATTTAATATCAAAAAAATTAAAAGATGAATTAAAAGATGATGATACTGGAAAAAGTCTAGATACTGTTAAGATATTACTTGGAATAGGAATATAGCCGTTTGCCACATCTGCAGAGGTAACAAGATATTTAAAATATATGCGCTTGCTGGCATCACTGTGAAACTCTTGCCAATATTGTAATGCCTCGTCAATACGATCTTCTACCTGATCTTCATCAACATTGATCTCAATAACCGGCTCACCAAGTCTGCGGCGGCAATAGTCAATGAGTGTATCTCTGGAATTAGGTGGTGCCATAAAATAGTCTCCGACATTTAAAATTCTTTAGACTATTTATATGTTTTTTATATTAAAGAATTAACTTATTATCCTGCTTCATAGATGTATGCTGAACCTTGTTGATCACCACCAACGTTATTATCATATGCTGCTGCAATCATAATATACTTACCGGTTTCACTCATATCAGATTTCCATCCAAATCTAGCATTTGTTTGTCCGTCAGACGCAGTTAATGTTTTTATAAGTGACCAAGTGCTACCAGATCTATTATAAACAAGAGCTTTTCCAGTCATAGAACTGGTTGTCCAAACACCAAAAACTAATATATTACCATCATTGCTTAATACCGGCTGCCATCCCAATTGTGCGTAATTAACAGCAGGTGATTCTTTTATCTTTGCTTGTTCTGTCCATGTAGAACCAGATCTTGTAAAGATATATATTGCACCAGAATTTGGTTCAGCGTCACCAGCTCCATCTTCGCCAGATGCACCAACAGCAATTGTTGTTGCATCTTCGTTAATTGCAGTGCCGGCATAACCAAAATTATCACTGTTTTGTATATCTGTTGATTGAATCCTTGCTTGTTGTGTCCAAGTTGAGCCTGATCTAGTAAAGATATAAGCAGCTCCTTTACCGGTATCTTCAAATCCAGAACCTGCTATAATGTACGTGCCGTCATTATTAATCATAATTGACATGCCGAAACTATCACCCGCATTTAGCGCCGGGCTAGCAGTTAAAGTCGCTTGTTCTGTCCATGTTGATCCAGATCGAGTAAAGACGTATACTGCACCAGCACCGGTACTTGGGTTGCCTATTGTAACATAAGTTGCATCACTATTCATAGATACTGAATAACCAAAATAAGAGCCACCAGCTGCTGGATTTAGTTTTGCTTGTTGTGTCCAAGTTGAGCCTGATCTAGTGAAGATATAAGCAGAACCATCACCTGGACCGGCGGCTCCTACAATTGCATAAGTTCCATCACTATTCATATCTACATACTGGCCAAAATAACCATTTCCAGCCATGTAAGATCCTGTAATTCTTGCTTGCTGAGTCCATGTAGAACCTGATCTTACATATATGTAAGCTGCGCCCGCACTACTTGCGGCTGTATCTTCACCTTCAGCACCAACAATTGCATATGCGCCATCACTACTAATAGCACAAGTACCAAAATTATCGTAATTTTGCGCATCACTAGCAGTTACTTTTGATTCTGTAACTGATGCAGTTGCCCAATCAGGAGCAAAAGCCAAACTAAATGTAGTTGTGCCAGATCCAAAACTAATACCATCTGAAACCTTAAATGTGAGAGTAGATGATCCTGGTGTTGCTGACCCTTCTGCTAAAGGTGTAATAGTAAAGACACTGGAATCTTGACTCAATGTCGCAATATCTGCAAACGATCCGTCCGATTCAACGCTGTATGTTAAACTTGCATTAGCATTATCCGAATCAGCGCCAACCAATGTAATAACAGTTGGCGTTGTTCCATCAGTTGCTAATGTTACGGCGCCACTTGGGCTAATCGTCAAATTTGGTGTAGCATTGATTACAGCTACATTATACCAGCCAGAACCATTTGAAATATATAATCGATTATTACTTGTT